CCTGCGCATCCGTTAAACGCTCAATCTCTCCTGCTTTTATAGGCTTGGTTTTATCTTCTAACAGAAGGGCTAGGCGGTTTGCTATGCGTTCAGTAATGCGGTATCGTCCTGTACTATATCGTTTGGCGCTCTCCTGTGGGATGTCTAATAAGGTCGCCATATTCGCCCATGTCAGGTTGTTACGTGCCTTGTATGATTTCAAGGCGTTTCTAAGTTCTTTCTGGCTTTGTAGTTCCATTATAAAAACTCCTTTGCGGTATGACAAAGAAGCCTTTTTCTGATAGAATAGATTTCAGAAAAGGTTTCTTTTCGTGCGATAGCATATTATCCAAACTTGGTCGGGCGGATAGTATGCTATTTTTGTTGTTCAGCGTCTAAAAGGCGTATCCCTTTTAAAACTAGGTCAGTTTTGGCTAACCCTGTTTCTTTCGCTTTATCGTCTATTTCTTTGTATTCGCTCTCTGTTAAGCGGATAGATAGACGTCTATTCCTAGGATTTTCTACCTTCGGTCTGCCTCGTTCAGCCATGTCTTCACCTCTTTTCTAATATTTGGCTTCACAATTATATTATATACTGTCTTCACAATAATTTCAACCCCTTTTTTTAAAAAATTTATCTTGAGGCGCGTGGTTTTCCCATAAAAAAGATTTCGCTAGGTTCTATTATATCATCACGCACATAGCAGTATATAGATATGTGTATAAGAGAAATATAAAAAGGGTAGCTGTTTGGCTACTCCTTTTCTTTGCTTTCTGACTGTGTTTTTATTTTCCTGTGGGCTGTAGTCTTTTTCTTTTCTTCTAGCCGTTTAGTCGGGTCTGGCGCTCCCTTAATATCAAACTTAATAAACAACTTAATAAATGTTTCATAGCTTGATAATTCTAGCTGTTTATCCGTTAAAGGTACGCCTTTACTGTTGCTGTATTCCCAACTGATAACGTCCCCTACAGCGTCTAACGCTTTTTCTAATCTATCTTTTATACGTTCCCTCCACGAACCGCTAACAGCTCTAACTTCTTCAATAGTGGGTATTTCTGGGGCTACGTCTAACAGTTTAATAACGCTTATTATGTTAGCTGTGCCTTTTTTGTGGTTGTTATCCATGCTGTGGTGTAACGCCAATTTACGGGCAATAGGGTAGGCGTTCGGGTTGCGTTCGCTAATTGCTAGTAGTTCTAGCGGATACTGCATAATATAAGACTGGTTGAGGTAATGCGCCATGTTAGTAGTAAAAGTAAACGACGCTACCCCTCTTTTAATTCCCTGCGCTTCGCAAATTCTCATTTTAGCATAGTTCTTGACTTTATCCCCGCTCTTTTCGTCCCACTCTAAAGAAATACTATATAGAGTGTCTAGTGCGTCTTTAAGGCGCTTTCTAGCGTCTTTGCGGGTGTTAGGGTTGTCTATGTTTTTTATGCCTAAGTAGGTCATGTAGTCATCTAGTGAGAATGTAACAGTAGTTTGTAACGTTGTAGGGTCTTTAGCCCTGTAGTGGTTTACTTTAGTTAGTTCAACCGCTAAAAGGTCTAGTAATTTTACTACCCCTGTTTTTAGGCTTTTCTTGTTTGAGTATTTTTCTATAAAAACTTTAAAATCGCCGTTTTCTATAGTCGCTTCATTATCAGCAAGTGGGTTTATTCGTGTAGGCTCTGCATAACGCCCTATTATAGCAAGGTTATTAGTGGCCGTGCCGTTAAGCATAGGTACAAAACTAGGGTTTTCTATTTCTTCTACGTGTAGCCCTGTTTTAACATTTAGGCGCGGGTTGTTTGCTTTTGTTAGCAAGTCATAGGCTTGGGGTATATCTTTTTTAATCATAATCTACCCCCTCTATCAATTCGTTAATTAAATCTAAATCTGGGTACGTTTTGCTGTCAAATGCTTCTAAGCCGTTAGATAAAACACTATCTAACGCCGTTATCCTGTTTTCTGGTATAACTAAATGTTCAATATCTATAGGTTTTATGCACGTATCGAAAAGCTTTAACTTAGCGTCTTTGTTATCAGTCCATGTAAGTTTACTTTGCCCTGCTATAAAATCCCTAAATATTTCTATAACGCCATTTATTGCCTTTACTTGTTCTAACGTCTCTTTTTCGGATATTTTTAGACTTTCAAAATCTGGTATATCTAAATTTTTAGCTAAAAATCCTATAACGGTATTAAACGCCAATAAATAAATATATGCGTCGTTAAGTTCTTTGCGTAAATATTTTATTATTGATTGTCGCTCTTCGTTTCCTAATAAGTTATCTAACCCGCTTTCTTTTGCGGTTAAATCCATAAGCCCGTACTCGAAAAAATCGCCAAAAAGTGGCTTGTGGGCTTTTATAAGTGCACCTTTTATAGCTATATTGCTATCTATTAAGGATAATTCTTCAGCTTTTTCGCGGTATCCTAAAAAATCTAATTTATAGGCTTCACGTCTTGAAATAACGTCTAGCGGGAAATTATCGGGCGATAGTTTGTTATCTTGTTTTAACTCTTTATTTATCTCTTCTAAAGCTACCTGTAATAATTCCCCGTAGTAAGTGAGTAAAAGCTCTTTTTCTTCTTCTATAAAACTTTCTTCTACCCCTTCTGTTTCGTACAAATCAAAAGCATAAGGGAAAAAATCCCCCTCTATATCATAATCAAAAATTTCTAGTAAACTTTGCCCTTGCTCTATAATATCATCATCTTTATAAAGCATGTTAAGGTGTTCTAGCAATACCTTAGGGGCTTCTGTTTCTTCTAAACTTTTAAAAATTGCTTTATATTTACTTTTTTTTCTAGAGTGTGCTTTATATTCTTTGTATCGTTCTATTAGTAAATCTACTAATAACTCCCCTAGTGTTAAATCTTCGCCCTCTAAATATTTTTCTAGTAAATCGTTAATAGTTTTGTCGTATTCTTCTTGTGTCATAACTAAAGGGCGTGCGTTTACGTCTGCTAGGTATTTTTCCGCTGTGTAACTAGCTGTTATATCTAACATATACCCCCTTGCGCTAGATTGAAAAGAATAATAAAAACCTGTGGTTCTTATCGTTTCTTTCTCAATCCAACGACCTAAAGCTATATAGCGGTTATATACTTTTATGTCATGGCTACCCTCTATTTTGTTTACCATATTATCAAGGCTAGCCTGTGAAAATAGGGGTTTAGGGTCTTTTTCTCCCTTTAACGCTCTGCTATAAACGTTTATAGTATTAGATAAAACTAACCGCCCAACTTCTGCCCCTGTTAGTTTTTTATTTTTTATAAGGCTATCTAGTTTGTTTGCCATTATGTCCCTCTACTATCTAGCGTCGCTTTTAATGTGTCTAACTGCGCCTGTAGTTCTACAGTGTCATACGCCTTTAAAAGGTTTGCTAGTATTGTGCTTTCTCTGTTAGCCTGCTCCTGTGATACTTCCCCACTTTGTACGCGTTCTAACAGCCCGCCTAGTGCTTTTAAAATGCCGTCCGCTGTTACTTGCCCGCTAAACTTGCTTATATTCGCTGTCTGCACGTATTCATTTTTAAGCGCTTCTGTGTATTTTAGTTTAAAGTCTAGTAACTTTTCTAAAGGTACTTCTGCAAGGTCTGCCTGCTCTAACGTATCGTCTATTTTATCTAAAACTCCCCCTAGCTTTTTAATGCGGGCTTCTTTAGTCATAAAATAAGCGTCGTATAATTCGTTAAGTTGCTCCTGTTTTAATTCTGCTATGGCGTCTTTTAGCTCTTTCTCCCAACTGCTACAAGTTGACTTACTGATACTTAGTTTTTTAGCTATATAGTCAAATGATTTTCCAGACGCTCTTAGTTTTATAAATTCCGTTTTAGTTTCTTGGCTTTTCATTCGTCGCCTTTCTTTTTTATTTCTGCTTTTTACTCGTAATAATTACCTTTCATTTTAACTTTTCCACTTCCGCTAATACTAATTTCCAGAAATAGAAATATTTTAGCCGTCTAGCTATAAATGTTTTTGCTTAGGCTTTTTTCTTTGTCCCGTGTTCTATAAAGTCTTGTAAATTAGCTTCACTAACGCGCCAATATTTACCAATCTTTACAGCTTTTAAATCGCCGTTTTTGATATAGTTATAAATCGTTCTGCGCGTAACCTTTAAAATATCTGATACTTCTTCTAGGGTATATGTGTTTAAACTTGTCATTATTTAACTACCTTTTCTAATAATTCGTGTATAAGGTTATTTACGCTAGTGCCTTCTTCTAATGCGCGCTCTTTTAATAGTTTGTACAAGCTAGGTTGCATAAGTAGTTGTAACCGTCTGCTTTTCTTTTCGATGTATTCAGGGTTAGCTTTATATCCTTCTGGGATACTTTGGCCTGCCTGTTTATGTTCCTGTGGTGCTTCCTCTTTGCTTATAAATTGTAAAGCAGGGTTTTCTATACTTGAAAAATCTTTCTTTGCCATTCTGTAGGTACTCCTTTAAAAAATAATAGCTGTTACTACCTCGTCTACTAACGCTGTGTAGTCTTTGCTAGCGTTGCTTTTTGGTGCGTAGGTGTAAAGGTTTTGCTTAACCGCCTGCGCTTCTTTAACGGCTATATTCTCGCGTATTCGTGTTTTAAATACTTTTGTGTCTAATTGTTTAGCTGTGTCTTCTAAAAGGTCTGTAAGCTCTTTTGTTAGTGTTGCGCGGGCGTTGTAGCGTGTTAAAACGATACCTAAAATTTCTAGTTTTTGATTAGTGTATTTCTTGACTACTTGAATAGTATTATTAAGTTGCGTGATACCTTGTAAGCTATAAATGTCTGCCTGTGCAGGGATAATAGCATAATCACTAGCTGTAAGTGCGTTAATCGTTAAAATACCTAAAGCGGGCGGGGTATCTATAATAACGTAGTCGTAGTTATATTTTTTACTGATAAACTCTAAGGCTTCTTTTAGCTTATATTCTTTTCCTGTAGCCGTTAAAATACTATCAGCTCCACTTAGTGCAGGGGTGCTAGGGATAAGGTCGCCTAGCCCTGTACGCTGTATTTCTTGCGGTGCTGTTTCTGGCCGTTGCAAAATACCTAAAGCGTTGTATCCGTCTGTATTGCCGTTTAAAGTGTAACTAATGTTTCCCTGTGCGTCTAAATCAATAAAAAGCACGCTGTGGCCTTTTTCTTGTAAACCGTGGCCTAAGGCTAGTGCTGTAGTGCTTTTACCTACCCCGCCTTTTTGGTTAATAATTGTTATAACGTCCATATATACCGCCTTCTTTTATATGTATACTGTTGTGTGTATGTATCTATCTGTATATGGTTAAAAAATTGCACTTGTAATTGCGTCGCTACAGCCATTTTTGGCTTTGTCTAGTGCGTGGTTATAAATCATAGTTGTATTTAAGTTAGCATGCCTAGCGAATTGCTGTACTTCTGTTATATCACGCCCTGCAAGTAAAGCTAGTGTTATAGCTGTATGCCGTAAGCTGTGGGCTGTTAATCTGTTGCTGTCGTATCCTGCATTTTTTAAGGCGTTTTTAACTACTGCGCTAACTGTTCTAGTCGTTATTCTTTTGCCTTTGCTGTTGTTACTAGTGCTAGTAAATAACGGTTGTTCTTCTGTCATAAAACCACGCGCCTTTAAATACGTTCTTAATGCTCTTTCGACTGGTGCGCTTATTTTAATGTATTCTGTTTTTTCTTCCCGCCCTTTACCTTGGATAAATAAAACGGTGTTTTCTCCTACTGTTCTTAGGTCGCCCACGTTTGCCCTTGATACCTCTATAGTACGTAGTCCGCCTGTAACCATTAAAGAAAGTATAGCGTAGTTTCTTAGGCCTTCTTCTGTGCTTGTCTCTATGCTTGTTAACACTTCTTTAGTCTGTCTACTAGTTAAATAATCTTTCTTATGGTTTTTGTCTAGCTTAGCCCCTTTAACGTGTTCAGCTATATTAGGGTATAGCCTTTCTTGTTCCGTCCATTTAAAGAAAATTCTAGTAGCTGTTATGTAGTTCTGTACTGTAGTAGGTTTTAGCCCGCTTGTCTTTAAATCGTCCCTAAAAGCTAGCACGTCTTCCCTCTGGGGCTGTCTAATGCCGTGTAAAGCTAAGTAGTTAAAAAACTGTCTAAGGGCTTTTTTATAAGTCTCTACTGTCTTAGGGCTAGCGTCTAAGTAGTCTATAAAGCGGTCAAATGTATTAAAGTCTAAAGTTTTAATGATTTCTAAGCTGTTGTTTTGGCGCTCTATGCGTTGTAATTCGTTCATGCTATGCGCTCCTATCTTTATGTGTATACTGATATATGTATATCTATATCTGTATCTATTATATCTCTTTTTTATTCTTTAATCAAGTGTTTATTTTCATATATCATCATAACAGAATACATAAAAAGTAGCAAATAAAAAAGCACCTACTAAAAAGGTGCTTATGCTTGTATAGCCTTTAGGTGCTTCTGGTGGGCTTCTATTGCGTTTTTTAGCCGTTCCTTGTCTTCTACCCTTACCGCGTCGTTTAAAGCCTGTGTAAGCCGTTCTAGACGCGTCTGCGTATCTTCACGTTCTAGCTCTAAAGCGTATGTTTCTTTTAGGCCTATGCCGTAAATAGTTTTTAAATTCTGCCTTGCATTGTCGTATAGTAAAGTATCGTTTGTAGTTAACGCTAACGCTTCTACAGCCTTTAAAAATAAGCCGTGTATATCTGCGCCTTGCTGTATGCCTTTTGTTATTTCAGCTACTATCTCGTTTGTCAGCCTTTTATTTTTTTGATACTCTTTTAAAATCCCTGCGCTATCTTCTAACTGTTTCTTTCTGTCGTTTGCTTTACGCTGTAGCGCCTGTGCCTGTGGCTCTTTTTTCCCTTCTGCGGGCTTCTTAGCCGTTTTAAGGGGTTTACTATGGTTTACCTCTTTAGGCTCGCTAGCGGGTTTCTGTGAGCTTCCTAGATTGTCTATTTTGCTAAAATCTAACTCCATAATATGCCCCTTTTATTCCATTTCTGTAAAGTAGTTAAATAGCGGGTAAAATTCTAGCGCTATTTTCGTGCCTGTTTGCCCGTTCCTGTTCTTTAATATAACTAACTCTATTTCTCTAGGGTTTTTCTTTTTGGCTTCTGTGGGGTCAAATGCCTTGCCTGTCTCTGGGTCTTTCTGCCCTGCGCCTTTAAGTTGTAGCCCTATAAGTATATCACTAGAGTATTCTATAGCCCCGCTTTCTTTAAAGGACTGCATGCTAACAGCATTGTTATAATTATCACGGTTAAAGCTAGAAATACCAATAACTGGGGTTTTAAAGTCCCTGCTTATTCGTTTAAGTTCCATAACCGCTTTATCTGTGTTTTGCTTATCTGTTGCGCGTTCATTGTAAGGGGCTAAAATTTGTAAGTAGTCTATGATAACTAAAGGGGTGTTTCCTGTGTACTGTATATGCTTTTCTACAGTCTTTCTAATTTGTTGCGCGCCTACGTCCCCTACTCCTTCTGTTATGTAGATATGTTTAGCGTATTCGCTATAGGCTGTAACAGCGTTTTTTATAAGCTCTTTTTCTGTATCGTTGTAGTGAGCATATCTAACCCCTGCTGTTATCCCTCTAACTGTCTTAGCGTTCTTAATATCCCCGCCTTTATCTAGCACTTCTATAACGGTGTGCCTACTAATACTTTTCGCCATAAGTTCACTACGCGCCATTTCTAGGCTAAAAATAAGCACATCATGGCCTTGCTTAGCTACTTGGTCTGCTATCTGCGTTACTAGGGTTGTTTTTCCTAAAGAAGATATAGCCCCTACAATATAAAGCCCTTCATATAGCCCGCCGTCTAGTGCTTTATCTATATTTTTAAAACCTGTAGGTACGTACGGGGTATTAACACTATCAGCGATACCGTTTAGAAAGTCTTGTATATAGTTATCTGTAGATGTTTCAAGATATTTTTCTTTATCGTCTCTAGCTTCATTTATCGCATTTTCTACGCGGTTTGTAAATGCTACCCTGTCTCTAATTAGCATGTCGTTAGGGTCTTTAGCGTCTTTTGTCGTTAGCTCTGCTACTGTGTAAGGTATTTTATGAGCCTGTAAAAGCTGTTTTAAGCTCTCCTGTGCTTGCTGTCCCCTGCTATCATTGTCTAATGAGATAATTAAAGGGCGTTCTAACTTCTTACCGTCCAGTATATTTACTAGCCTTTTAATGTTGTGTGTGCTTCCTAGCCCTACAGCTACGCCCCCTACTTCCATAATGCTAAGCGCGTCTATTTCTCCTTCTACAATAAAAATAGGCTGGTCTGCATTATTAGTAAAAGCGACGCTGTTAAAAATATTGCTTCCTCCTACTTTTTGCTTGCTATATTGATTTTGGTAGTCTGGGATATTATCTCTAGTATCTCTAGCTAAATAGCTAGTTTGGGTAACTGGTATAATTAGGCGCGGGCTTGTTGGGGCGTTCCCGTTTGCGTTTGGGTGTCTCCATTCCGCTATAAAGCCTATTTTAAACCGTTCTAACAAGCTATCACTTAACCCCCTTTTAGCTGGGTAATCTGTTTCTTTAATGTGCTTATGTGCGTCTTTATAGAATGATATATAATTAGTTTGCACGTTTTCTTTTGTGTGTATACTGTCATGTGTATATATAGTTTGTTCGCTTTTAGCTTGGTTTTGGTACTCTGTAACTGTTCCTGTTTCTATGTTAAACAACTCCCCTGCGCGTTTTACTTTACCGCTATAGTCGCTTATATCTTCTATATAGCCTATTAAGTCTAAAGTGTCCCCGCCTTTATCGCAAGCAAAACACTTCCAACTTAGGCCGTCTGGTGCTATTGTAAAAGCCCCTGTTTTACTCCTGCCCGTCCCGCTTCCACAAATAGGGCAAATATAAGCCCGTCTGTTTCCTTTTTTGCTATGTTCTGTTATGTTTTCTACATAGTCTGTTAAGCGTTCTTTTATCGCTTCTGTTGCTGTTTGTCTATCCATGATTGAAAAGCCCAGTTACTACCGTATCTTTTAGTAGTTGCCCTTTCTGTTGTTTTGTTAGATGCGGATTGTCTTTCTCTACAGCCTCTAAAAAGCCTTGTAGTTTTACTACGTCCGTGCCTGCTATCAATTTCTTTATGATGTTGTTAAACTTATCTTCTAGGTATTCCACAAATGTTTTTAGATGTTCGTCTGTCGGAGTTGCTCCTTGAAGTTCTCCAGCATTTTCTAATAGCATGTAAGTAGCTTCTGCAATCTGCCAAAATAGTTTCTCTCTTGCTTCTGGATGTTTGTATAACTCGTAAGTGTTGATACTTATATCCTCGTTTTGTAGCTTTTCAGCTAGTTCTAGTAGTTTGTGTGCGTCTGTAAGGTCTATTGGCGTATAGTCTGCCATATAGTTCTTTCTTGCTTGTTCAATGTCTGTTACCATGCTTACCTCTCTTGAGTGCCTCTAAAGAAAAAGTGATGTCCGCTCCCGCCTTTTCTTTTTACTGGTTTTATTATAGCATACCCCCACTTCTTAAAAGAGTGGGGGGTGCTCTTTAATAGTTTTAATAGTTTTAATAGTATTGAAAATTTTGACCCCTTAGAAAGTCAGTAATATCAAGGGTTTACAAATTCGCGACCTCGACGATTACCCCCCTTTACCTCGACGATTACCCCCCTTTACCTCGACGATTACCCCCCTTTACCTCGACGATTACCCCCCTTTTTTGTACCTTTTTAGTATCAATTTGTAGTAATTCTTTTAGATGAGATTCGTTCTCGACTGAGAAAAGATAGCTATGATGCCACGTTTGAAGAAAAGGTCATGCGTCGTCTTAATATGCTTGAAAAACAGCAAGAATTGATATACGAGTTATTGCTTAAAGCGTTAAACGAGCGTAAATAGCCCTCAGAGGCTCCTACACGCTCGTTTTTTAGTTTTAGGGTATATTTGTATGCCTTTGATGAAAAAACGCATTAGAAGCTAAAATATGGCTTCTGAGAGCGTCTGAGCGATTTATCTGTGAAAGCGTATGTGGGATAATAGTTAGCGCTGAAGAAAAATCTTCCGAAAATTTGTGTGAAAAGAGGTGGTAAGGGGGTTAGAAAAAAATAATTATCAAAATAATATAAAACAATACCATCCGTAGAAATGAGACCCTACTACTAGAACATAAAAAATGGTGGAAATTCTGGGAATAGCTGAGTGTTCTATCTTTTTTTAGCTTTATATACATATAAAAAGTCCTTGAAATTTCAAAGACTTTTTATATGATCTTATTAAAATTGAGATTGATTTTTTTCTTTTTTCTTAACTCCTAATATAACACCGATAAAGTCAGTAAAAGACAATAAAATATTAATTAAAGCATTCATTATTACAACTCCTACTAATTAATTCTCGCAGTAAAATCCTACTGCTTGGCCACTTTGCCCCATTCCATAAGTTCCTCCTGGAGTTATTTTCTGATACCAGCGAACTCTGTAGGTCTTTTTAGGGTTGATAGAGCCGTATTTCCTTATAACAGCAGCACGAACTTTGTTTTCAAAATGGCCCGGAATTTTCGCAGCCCAATGATTTAAATCATTACCTGTTCTGTAAGCAAAGAATGGGCCGTATACCATCTTAGTTAGTCTTTTTTGGTTTTCCCAATATGGGTCTGTAGCAGCGCTTGCTCTAGCGGGCACAAGTGAAAACAGAATACTTAAAGAAATAATCAGAGTGAAAATTTTTGCTCTTTTCATAAGGTACCGTCCTTTTTTAATATACTTACATTATACCAAATCTCCCACATAATGCAAGCGCTATCCTACTTTGCTTTTTAGGAAAAGTACATGGTATAATAAAATCGCTATCGGAAAACCGATTGCGACCTGCAGGTCGTGAGAGGAGGTGATAGTCGTGAGTTACTTATTCGAGCTCTTCCTCAACGTTATGGCAAATGTACTGGCATATTTCATTTGCAAATGGCTGGACGATGAGGACAAACGGTAGTCAGCCTAGAAACACTCGTTAATCTGAAAAGAACGTAAAAAAAGCCCTAAAGGACTGGCATCCTCTAGGGCTTTGGTGTAGCCTTGAGCTACTTATTCGGCAATTTCATTGTAGCATGGTTATATAGTTGTGTCAAAAATATATACTAGATTTATTTTCAGATACTGGTGGTTTTGTACTTAAAATTTTAACTTTTAGGAGATGTGGAGAGAGGGCGAAACGAAGTGAGACCCTCTTTATATATATTTAATTAATGTTTAATATATATTTAGGACCTTTGCGAGCCTTAGAACGCCAAGGAGTTTCAGCTTTTATAAGGTACAAAATGTCGGTTCTTAAATACATTTTTTTTCTTGTTTCAGTTGATTGAAATATTCATCTATAATTGCTTTGTGTTCACCGATAAGCGCTTTTAGTGCAATGGTTGCTACGTTCTGAACTGCTCGTTCACTGTCGACCTCTAATGCTGTTAAAACGTCGTTTAAATCGCTTATCAGTGCGCTATACTCTGTTAATACGTCGTAGGTTCGTTGCTCCACTATCAACTCCTTGATGTGCGTGATAGTATTCTTTAACTATTTTGGTGTGTTCTGCTTCTTCTTGCTTGAGTCTATCAATAGCAAGAACTAAGATCGCTGTATAATCTTTTCTTAGGTCTAGATAGGTGTCCAAGTCTAACGACGGTTCTTTTACCAGAAACCGCTCTACTGTTTCTAGCGCCATTATAACCACTTCCATACTTGCTATAAGTGTTTCGTAATCATCAATAATTTCTTTATTCATCCGTTTTTCCCTCCCAATTCTCGAAGTAGCCCAGTAAAAAAGCGATGCAATCCGTTGCGAATACGTTCAGAAGTGAGCCTAACACATCGTAAAACGCCTCTTGTTGGACTGGTGTAAAGTGCTTTTCTGCTATCACATTTATAAACTTGTTCCAGTATTCTAACTCTTCACTTTTGGGTGCTTCTTTAAAGGCTAAGTGCAATTCGCTAACTATTCTTTGATTGTCTTTTATCATCTTTCTATCCCTCCAATAACCTGCGTAAGTTTTAAAACGTTCTCTAAGGCGTTTATTTTGCCCTCCAGCGTGTCTTTTTCTATTGCCCTATATAAATGCTCGTTGATGTAGTCTAAGTCACTTATAGGCGTTCTGGTGGTTTCTAGGAGGGTGGCAATGTTTATGTGTTGTCCTTCCAGTTGTCCAGCCTGCTCTTTAATGATTTTACCTTTTGTGTAGTAGCCTTGTTGCCTAATGCCCTTTAGAATAGCTTTTACCTGTGTTTTAAACTGCTTGGCAATAGGTTTACGTGACTGCATAAGCACTTCATAAAGTCCCTCTTCGGTTAAAAACCATGCTTCTTGTTTACCCCCTAGGGTCGGAACAGTATTCCGTACCTTTTCGTTATGGTCAACGTTTTTTAGCATTTTGTGTATACTGCCTTTGTCATAATCTAACATCGTAGCAATATCTTTAGCCAAAAATAGCGGTCTATCGTTCGTTCCATATACTGCCAACGTGGTTTCTAATACCTGCGCATCCGTTAAACGCTCAATCTCTCCTGCTTTTATAGGCTT